TAATCATTTTCGCTCAATATCCTCTTCAACACAGTTTTCACCGTATTGTATTTCAATTACACGCAAAGGTCTATCAGTTATATTACTTAATTGATGCCATTCCTGTGCTGGTATATGACATTCGTCATGTGTTACCAGTGTATGATTTTCATTTACACCGCAAATAGTCGCAGTTCCATCTGCAACCATCCAATATTCTGAACGATATTCGTGTCGTTGCATGGATAATGAAGATTGTGGATTCACTGTCAATTCTTTAACTTTCATTCCTGGTGTATCGTGTAATACTCGATAATATCCCCAAGGTCTTTCGGTCTTTGGTGCTTTCCATTCATTTAAAATCCATGAACTAGAATTCTTTTTATGGTAACCACCAACACCAAATACAAATTCAACTCCCTCGACTGACATCTCTGGTATATTATCTTGGGTTCTATCACCACCATTAGCGAAGATGATTCGAGAATGCGGGTACATTAGTTTTACATTTTTAATAGCATCACTTGCATCACCGGTATCATCCTTAAATAGAATACATGCATCCACCATTTTTAAGTTTTTGATAATTGTCATTCTTTCTTCGATTGGCATAAACGCCTGACCTTTTTTACGAATCAGCCATTCGTCACTGTTTACACCAACCACAAGTATATCACCCAAAGCCTTAGCAGCGTTGAAATATTCAATATGACCAGAATGCAATGGGTCGTAACCACCCGTTGTTATAACTACTGTTTTCATTTATAATGTGCCGTTTTAACTGTATCGGTGAAACCAACATCTAGTACGACCGGTTTACCATTGAATAAACCCCAGTTGGCTGCTCTTGAAAAATCCCACAAATTAACATCAAAACTTACCGCTAGTTCAGTCAAATCCTGGGCATATTCTTCGCATAGTTCAACGTCTTCATCCGTGTATTTGAATCTTGGTGATTTCAATTCGCGGATAACTTCTTCGTGACTCAATGTTGCATTTTTGCTATCAGTACTAGCAAATGCCATGGTTACCAATAATCGCAGACTTCCACATTTCATAAGATTACATAACTGTTTCTCGGTTGCTTTCTGTGCTTTCTCCATATGAATCCAAACAGGTTGCTCGTGTTCTTCATCATAATCAATTATAGGAATGGTGATACCTAATTGTTGAACATACCCATCATCTAATATTCTTGCTTCTTCTTTATTCTGTGCCATTCCTTTTGGGTTATGTGCAACTTTAAGAATAGTTTGTCTACCTTCATACTCTATTTCGAAAGCAGTCCTTGCTGAACCTTTACCCGTCTTTTGCGCACGTGCTACTGCATATTCAATTCGTTTTTTATAAGTGTTTTGTGGTGTAAATACTGACTTATCCCAGTCTGGTGGAAGTGGTGCTTCATCAATTGGTGTATCACCAAGTAATTCCATAATTCGCATTAGGTTATCCTCGTTAATTATGCATGTATTTAGACAACAAAAAGCCCACTCGAAGTGGGCTTCCGTGAAAATCAATTATCTTTTAGATTGTTGCGTCGTCTAAACCAGCAGTTCTTAGTTTAACAATATTGGATAATTGCCATTGCTTAATATCCAACCCTTTGATAACTCCAAGATACTGGTTTCTAAGTAAGGCTACGTCATTAATAAGAATCTCAAAATCAACAACATCTTGTTCACCGTCAACATATCTATCACAATCTCTACTACTCAGTGAACGTTGATACGTTTCAAGATATTTTTGGAAATGATGACTTTTCATTTGTTTTAAACAGATGTTCAAGTATTCCAAGATAGCCTCAATTTCCTGCAACTGACAAAAACGTGTTTCAACTATACCTGGCATTGCTGCAGCTGCACGTTCAATACTGCCAGATATTTTAACATCCGACTTTGCCGCACCCAATTCCGATCTATAATGGGCAATTGCGTGTGGAACATTTGTTATATCCCTAGAAACTTTGTCATACCAGTTAGTCATCTTATACCTTATTCGTCATCAAAATCATCATCTTCGTCTTCAATCACGGCTTCTAATGCAAAGTCAAGATATGGATCTATGCCTATTAAACTTTCTAACATTGTTTCTTTGATGCCGTGATCCTGTAATACATTTACATACTCAACTGCTGCATTCTTGCGTTGTCTTTCTGTAATATGTTCAACTAATACTGTCCAAATGTCTGTGATTATTGCTTCTTTCATGTGAATGTTTCTCCTTTTTTTAATATTAACTGACGTATGTATCATTTTTATAAACCCGCCCTAATATAAGGCGGGTTTATGTCAATTATTGATCGAGTTCCAACTCAGCTGGTTCATCATCTTTTAGTGTTGCCGATTCTGCTAATTTCCTATCAAACTCTGCAATTACCAAATCCAAAATACCATTTGTATTCTTATTCCACTCTTTGCGGAAATACTTATGACTAACACCATTGGTATCGACATAAACATATCGATTCCCATCTTTTGATATCAGCTTCTTACCTTCAAGTAGACTAAACATACCACTATACAAACTCATACCCTCGGTGTATGGGATTTGAACCTCAATGTCCGTAAATGGCTGGGCGTATCGAGTTTTCATAATTTTACATCCAGCACGAATACCTTGAACCGTGGTGGTTTTAGCGCCCTCTTCATCCTCTTTTAGTTTCAACTTTTTCATTGCAACCACAATACTAGAAGCGTAGATTGCGCCAGCACCACCGCTTATTTTTGGATCAGGATTGTATGGGTCTTGTGAGTCATAGGTATGGTTTGTGCATACCATACCTATGTTATAATTACCAAACATGTTAACACAGTTACGAACCAACGCCATCAATGCTTTTGGTTTGCGCCCCATATCACCTTTAAGATCACCACTTTCAAATTGGTTTACATCAACTGGTGTTAATAACATTCCCAGCGAATCTACAACAAATAGTACTTTTGGTCTATCCGCCTCATCCATTACTTTTATTTCCTTCATGAATTCGTTGATTGTCTTCGCAACGTCATCAATCATGGACATACTCAATCGCATCAATTTGTCTGGGCTAGTATCAACGCCAAGTGCCTTTAACCACGCCTCGTCAAGCGCATTCTCGCTGTCGATCAATACAACAAAGATACCTTGTTCTTGTGCATTTTTAACAATGTTTCCAGAACAAATATAGGATTTGCCACTATTGTGACTTGAGAAACCATCACTCCAGTAACGATGATTTGGATGTAAAACCTCGAAATCATAACACGCGGCATCAGCCAAGTATTCTTTACTAACGATTTCTTCCGCACCATCAACGGTAATCACCGAATCACCGATAGTCAATGCACCAGCAGTAACCCATTCACCATCTTCTTTTTGATACAAATGGCTAGTTGCTGATTCAGCATTTCTATTAGCAGTTGCAATATTAACAATTGATAACGATCCTTTATCGAACCATTGACCAACTAATTGATAACCATCTGGTGTGGAAATGCTCAAATTTTCAACTGCGATGTTATGAACCAAATCGCGTAGTTTAGAAACAGTTACTGTTTCAGAAATCATATCATCTTCTAATGTATACTCAACGTCAACCTTAGCCAATGCAGGCAAACACCCCGATTCCCCGGCAAACACCGTTACTTTACCTAATGGAATACCTTTATTAAAATCACCACTAATCAAATAGTTAAGTGCATAATTACCACAACTAATCCAATCAGTAGGATCGTTGAAACCAACACCAAGGCCTTCTATTGACTTGGTTAAGGTTTTACGGAATTTACTTACGTCAAATGCTTTCATTGAATCTCCTCTAAAAACGAAAACGGGTGTGTAGAAATGAATCTACACACCCAAGAATTACTGATTAAACTGTTTGGCGATCACGAATCATTTTAAGAATGTCTTGAGCACGATTTGTGTTTTCAGATGTTGTTTCTGGTGCAACTGTTGGTGCTGCAAATGATTTCTCAGCAGCTGCCACATCTGATTCCCATGGTAAATCATCAGAAGATGATAATGGTGCAGAAACTACTGGATCAGCAGTTTTTACCGGTGTAGGTGTACTAGATTCAGATGGTGCTTGAATGCCATTTGGACGGTAGTATTGACCCCATCTTTCAACATCATATGCTTCACCATCAACCGATGCTTCAAACATTTCTTTGATGACTTTTAACTCAACTTCACCTGGACGTTTAGGTAAGAAGTCTGCTAAATTGAATAAACCATGATCTGCAATTGCTTGTAATTCAGTTTCATCCAATGAACGTTCACGACGACTCCATTTTGACGTTGAGTAATCTGCAAACCCACCTTTTGATGTTTTGCAAATACGGAAATCAAGACCACGTAAGTAATCAGTTGGTAATTCATCCAACTCTGGATCCAACAATGCTGATTTAATCAATCCAAAGATCTGTGGACTAATGATAAATCTACGGATTTTGTTTTCTGGAGGATTTTCTTCTTTCAACCCATCATCAACAACAAATCCTTGTGCCAAGAAAGTACGTTTTTTCCAGTACTTACGACCCATTTCTTCTAATGATTTGTCTTTGAACCAAGAACGAACTTCAGTTAATACTGGGCAGTATGCCTTTGCATCATACATTTCAATACAGGGTACTTGAACAACAACAGGACGTGAATCCGCCTCGCCTTTAATACCAGCGAATGGTAGTCTAATCATTTGTTTTTCGACCCAGAAGAAGTCATTTGTTGTATCTGCATCTGGTAAGAATCGGATAGTAGTTTCACCACCATCCGTAATATTCCAGTGTGGATAAATTACGCTTGGTTCGTTGTTAGAACCATTGTTAGATTGGTTGTTTTGTGATGCTTGTAAACGTGCACGAATTTCTGCTAAAGATGCCATAATGTGTATTCCTATAAAATAATAAAAGTGTTGTACTGCTCTTGTGTAATAAACCTATAAAAATGTAATTGTGTATACCTAAGTCATATAGTGTGTCCCTGTAAAATGCTTTTGAAGTTTGACTAAAAGATAATCTCCCAGCCGATTGTTAATTATAATGTATATATTCTATATTGTCAATGTTTATTTGTATTTTAATGTTAATTGTCTAGCTGCCTTTTTCTCTGCCGGGGTTAATGGTTGAATCGATGATAATAATTCTATATAAGGTTTACGTGGCATCGTAGCGGCATTATTCCAGTAATTTAAAATTATATCTTTATTCTTAATAGCAAAGCGTACTACTTCTTTTCTAGTTCTATCATCTATCTTTGGACCTAGTTTATCTAGGACGATTTCAAAGTCTGGTATTGAAACGATTAATGCTTTTGATTGATCATTTGAGTTTAAAACGTATTTTATTCTACATCCATGTGATGCGTATTTTGTACTTATGAATACTGTACCACGATCTAAATTAGTGTCGGTTGTATCCAAATTAGCCATTTCAAATAATGGCAAATCCGGTTCTTCTACATTTAGTTCAGTTAAATCGAATATTTCATCAATACGCATTTTACACCAGTGGTTTTTGATCTTAATATTGTTACAACAAGTTATCTTTTAGTACCAACCAATCATATCAACTAGTTGGTACAATGTCAAGTATTAAATTCCTGCTAATTGTACTAAACGATAAACATCATCATTAGCTGGTTCTTCTTGTTGCACACCAACACTTGCTTGTTCTGGTGCCATACGCATAATCAATTCTTTTACTGCATCGGCTGCTGATTCACCAAACTTTTTACCTACCATAATAGATACTCGTTCTGGACCAAGTGGGAATGCATTTTCTGTGTGGTCATAGAAAGATTTAACGTATTCAAATAATTCATTCATGTCACCAGAGCGATTTTCAGATGAGTATTCTTCATCGTCTTTATCTGAAACCATGTCTTCATCTTTTTCAAGTTTTTCAACTTCAGATTCACCAGCATTATCTTGCTCATGTTCATGACCATGTTCCCAGTTAATTTGACTGTATATATCTGGGTGGCGTTGTTTAACGAATTTCGCAATAATTGGAATAACACATTCTTCTGGATCATTTTTTGCTGATTTGGTAATCGCGTTATTCAATTCACGATCATCAATAAGATCTTTTAGACTTTCAATTGCGTTTAAACCATCAATACCAGCCGGTAATGGTTCACTCACCAACTCTTGTAACTCTTCGATTGCTGAGTTTTTGTTTTCTGGATCTTCACTTGAGATCGCATCACCTTCACCCAAGTTCATTGCCCATTGTTCAAATTTTGACATTGGGTCAATTGTATTGATTTCTTCAGAAACTGGTTCATCGGTAGCAGTCATGCTAACAATATCAGAATATTCAATACCGCTTTCTTGCATTAATCTATAAATGACTGGGAATACTGATGCAATATCTTCTTTAAAATTACGAACTGTAAACTTATCTTTGTATTCTTCAACTACTGATTCTGGCATTTCCATTGGAGATGCTGCTTTGAAGTTTTCTTTGTATGCTTGATAGTGGTGTTGTTTTGATAATTTTTTCAAAGTTTCACGTAATTGATCTAATTGCCCAGTGCTACGTTCGACTATACCATTTGTTTCTGTATTCATCAAGTCATTTCTTACAACATAGTTTGCAAAACTTTTCAACTGTGCAATTTCTTGACTCATTCTAATGATATCCATACCAATTTCATCGTATGGTAAACCACCGTTAGCAACATGACGTTGCATTGCTCTTGCACCACATAAATGAATAAATGGGTATTTGAATCTTTCACCTTGTCCATTTTGAACAAAAATAGCAATGATATTACGAGATCTTGCACCACGTGCATCTACATCATCCAATGCGTGTTTATGTTTTAAAATCAACTTAGTATCATCTAAGTTTTGATAGCTTACGTTTTTAGTACCATAAAGGTTACTTTCACTCATTATACTTTCTCCGATAGGTGCTGGTGTTGCAGATTTTGCATTCTGACTCAAGAACGAATAATCTCTTTGATCTAAGTTGTCTTTGGCAATATCTCTAGGATCGAAGTTCAGCAATCTGCGTTTTGCAAATAGCCTCAACTCTTTCAAAAACCCATACCAATTGTTCTTTTGATCAGGTGCCATGGTTTCGGTGATCCCATGAGAGAAATATACTTTCATAGAATTCTGTTCAGCCAAACTAATACTCACGTGGCCAATAGGAGTTTCACCTTCCATATAATCAAAGTCAAAGAATCTCGCATCCTCTGGGATAATAGTTATCTCACCAGACTCGGTCCCTAATTTGAGACCGGAGAATCTGCTACGTATTTTATAGAATAAATCTGTTGCAATGTTATTTCGTGTATCCATAATCGGTATTTAGCCTAAATCCGTGGGAGTTTGATCGTTTAATTGACCTATTCCTTCCAATCTTTTAATATCTACATCGGTTAATCCTTCCAATCCAAATACCTTTCTTGGATTGAGGTAGGGTATAATTCGCTGGCTAATATTATTAACTGGGATGTTTTCTTCCATAACTTCATTGTTTGTCTTTGAATTATACGCGACAAATGCATATGTACCATCACCATAAAAACCAACTTCCAATTCCAAGAAATCGTTCAACCATGTAAGTCTAATTTCTCCATCAAACTGAACTTCTACCGTTGGTTGTAATGTACCTGGTTGTAATTGCTGTAGAAATTGTATTGCCTCATCGATAGCATTCGAATTTAATTTTTTATTATCATCCAACTCGTCTCTCAAGTTGTGGATTTCGTCAATCGTTTCTCTCATACTAGTTTCCTTTTGTTTGTGATTATCTTTTAGATTTGGGTCGTGGTTGGTCGATTATCTTTTAGATTTGGGTCAATTATCTTTTAGAACCCACTACTGATAAAAATTGGTAATGGCATCTGTTCGTCGGTTAATTTCTCTGATAGTTTATCATATATTGATGGGTCCCAATCAGACAAAACCGTTGCCATTCTAATGATAAGAAGGACCGCTGAAATCAAATCGTCATTCTCACCAGATTTAGCACCAAAACTAACACCCCTTGAGATGTAGGTTTTTAATTCGGAAACGAGTACCTTGGAATTAATATTCATCTTTCCAGTTTCTAATAGATTTTTGAACTGACTACATGCAGTCACTTTAGATCTATGTGTAGTATTAAATCCTTTGCGGAATTTTCTAATATGACCTTTCTTTATTGGTTCTGATAAGAATAAACCATGAAAGTTTTCTTCACCAATGCTTTCAATGACAATTAACGCGGCTTCTCCTAATGTATTATTTTC